GATAAAAAGAAATGCGAATACACGGGCAAAACAGTAGCAGTATATGAGAGAACACAAGCAGGATTTGAAGCAATAAATTATCAACATATTCCAAGAATTGATTAGGAGGCAATTATGCAAGATAAATGTAGTAAATGTGATAGTGAAAAACTATTTGTAGAAATACAAGGAAATAGAAGAGGCTTGTATTGTGGCAAATGTGGAAAATGGCAAAAATGGATTACAAAGCAAGAATTACAAATTTTAGGCAAATACGAAATAGAAGAAAGAGCAAAAGAAGTATTACAAGAAATAATAAAATCTTATAGATATTATAGAACAGCTGAATGTGATGGATATACTAATGTATTACAAGAAACAGCAGTTTTTGAAATGCCAGAGGACTAGCCTATGAAACAAATAAAAAAGAATACATTGTATTGAGGAGATGTGCTAAATGACAGAAATATGGAAAGATATAAAACGGGTATGAGGGATTTTATCAAGTAAGTAATTATGGAAGAGTAAAATCATTCGCTAGACAAGGAAGCTGGAGAGAAAGAATATTAACTCCATCAATGACAAGAGATGGCTATTTTATTGTTGTTTTATCCAAAAATGGAAAAACAAAAACAAAGAGGATTAGCAGATTAGTAGCAGAGACATTTATAGATAATCCTAACAACTTTACTACGGTTGACCATATCGATAGAAATAGAACAAATAATATTTATACAAACTTAAGATGGGCAAATTATTCTATGCAAAATAAAAACAAAACGAAAATACAAGAATTAAGCAGAAATCTTAAAGAATATTCCAAAAAGCGGAAAGAAAAATCCTAAAAGCAAAGCAGTATATCAAATTAGTCGAGAAGGGAAAATTATAAATGAATTTGGAGGTATAAGAGAGGCAGAAAGATGGACAGGATTTTACGCAAGTCATATTAGTAAATGTTGTAAGAGAGAAATAAAGTCATATAAGAATTATATTTGGCAATATAAAGATGAGGTGATATAGATGAGGCAAATTAAAGAGAATAATATTTGCTATTATTAACTGCTTAGGCTGTAACAAACAAGAAGATACAGACTATAAGCCAGTAATGAGATGTAAAAACTTTATACAGGGTATTGAAAATTGGCAAGAAAAATTAAGAGAGGAGCTAAAGAAAAATGGCAATAAACAGTAAAAAGAAACGGAAGTGCAGGAGAAAGAGAATTGGCAAATAAATTAAAAGAATACGGTTATAACTGTAGAAGAACACAACAGTTTTGTGGGAATACTGGACAAGCAGATGATGTAGTAGGACTTGATTATATACACATCGAAAGCAAAAGAGTTGAAAGGTTAAACATAGATGAAGCAATTGAACAAGCAGTAAGAGATACAAAAGACAATAAGTTTCCTACAGTATTTCACAGAAAAAATAGAAAAGATTGGTTGGTAACAATGAGGCTAGATGATTGGATGCAAATGTACAACGAATATTATTCTGGGAGAAAGATAAAAGAATATGAGAATACCGAAGATAATAAGTAAAGATGGACATGAGTACATATTGATACAGCAATGCAACCAAAATATGTATCTATACAAAGAAATGATATATGGCTACAAAGAATGCTTTAAAGTCGATGAATTAAGTCTCATAACAAACAAAATAGCAAGAGGTCGCCCACCAAAATATAGATAGAAAAGAGAATAAAGGAGAGAAGTATGAAAATATATGATAAGAGAATATATAAAATAAGTGAGTGTATAAGAGTAGTGATAATAGTAATAGTGTGTTTCATGATAGGGTATGTATGTGGAATATTAGCAGGGGATAAGTCAGAGGAGTTAAAGAATAAAGACATAGAAATAGAATCGCTAAAGGACACTGTGTATATGTTAAGAAAGGAGAGAGAAGAAGTATGAGTGAGATAGAAGTGCGGAGATTATGTGAGAACTGAGGAGGGTTACATCGGAATTTTAATTGAATACATTCCAAATGCATTAAATTATTTAAAAATTGATGTTGGCAAAGAAATACGAAGAGATAATGGGATGTCTGATAATTATATATACACTAGATATGGATTTCAATTGAAACACAGCAAACAACTAATAGACCTAATAGAAGTTGGAGATTTTGTAAATGGACATAGAATATTTTGTAAAATACATGGAGAAATAGGAGAAAAAGATATAAAAACAATATTAACAAAAGAGCAATACTTGGCTAATTGCTATAAAGTAGGAGGAGAAAATGAATCTAATTAATTTATTTAAAAAGAAAGAACAGCCCGAAATGATTACAGAAGAAACATTGCCAGATGTGCAATCAATAAAAGTTCCAGATTTAAAACAATATTTATTAAATGGATATAAGGAAATACGAGAAGTTAAAAATCAAAATGAACAATTACAATTAAAGTTAGAAGAAGAATCTAAATATAAACTATTATATGATGGAGCTTTAGTAACATTAGAAGAATTTAAGAAAAGAGAAGATGAAAATAAGAAACAAATAAATAATTTACAAACAAAATTAAATGAAAAGCAAGAAGAATTATATAAGCTCTATGATTTAGTAAATACTTATAAAATTAAACAATTAGAAATAGATGAGCAATTAAAAAATATGGATAAAGTAATTAAAGACAATATAGATTCTTCAATTATAGACTTTAAAGAAAAAATAATAGAATCAATTAAAAATACTAAAGGTAATGTCAGTAAGGATAAAGTATGTAATTTGATTCAAAGAATGGGAGTGGATAAAAATGAATAGAGAGATAAAGTTTAGAGGAAAAAACAAAGATATAGGCTGGTTTTTTGGTCAATTAGCTTATGGATTAAATGGAGAAACTTATATAATAGAGGAAGTTGAATTAGACAATAGTTATGGATTAGAAGAAACTATTTTATATCCTGTTATGTGGCATAGAGTAGACCCAGAAACAATAGGTCAATTTACAGGGCTATATGATAACACAAAAAAAGAAATATATGAGGGAGATATAGTAAAAATAACAGGAAGCAAAGAAATAGATATTGGAAAAGTTATTTATGAATACAATGGATTTACTGTTAATGTTAGGAATATGGATAGATTTTATGGAAGAGTTCATCTTTTAGAAAAATTTACAGAAGTAATAGGTAACGTTACAGATACTCCAGAGTTATTAGGAGGAGAATAGATAAATGTATTATTGTTTATTTGAACAAAGTGGAACATTTAAAAATGAATTTAAAAAACTAGGCTATGAAGCATTTGATTATGATATACAAGATGAATTTGGAGAGACAGATTATATATGTGATTTATTTGTAGAAATAGAACAAGCATATTTAGACAAAGAAAGTATATTTGACAACATAACAGAAAAAGATATGATTTTAGCATTTTTCCCTTGCGTAAGATTTGAGAATCAAATTGAGCTGCATTTTAGAGGAACTTGTAATTCGTTAAGAAAATGGTCAGATGAACAAAAACTAGAATATGACCTAAAATTACATAGAGAATTAGATTTGATGTATGAAACGATAACAAAATTAGCAATAGTGTGCATTAGAAAGAAAATACCATTAATAATTGAGAATCCATATTCAACAACGCACTATTTAGTCAAATATTGGGCTATACCAAGCAAAATTGTAGATAAAGACAGAACTTTGCGTGGAGATTATTTTAAAAAGCCAACGCAGTATTGGTTCATAAATTGTGAACCTAAATACAACATGATTTTTGAATCCTATAGCTGGAATAAGAAGAAAAACATTGGACATACAAATCCACGGAGCAAAAAGAAGTTTAATAGCACCAGAATACGTAAACAGATTTATAAGAGAATTTATAGTAGATGTAAAGGAGTAAATAAGATATGAAATTTATAATATTAAAATCTCATTATATGTCAAAAGATAGAATTGTATTAAAAGAAAAATATTATCCATATAATGCAAGTGCAACTTTAGGTTATTTATTAACAATGAGAACATTTAATGAAAATGATGATGTTTTAGTTTTAAGTGAAGATACTGATAGCATACAAATAAGACCAAAGGCAATATATAAAAACAATAAAGGATATTATATAAAACAAAATAATAAAAGAATTTTTTTAGACAATATAGAAGAAATAGAAAATATCATAAAAGAATTTAAAGAAATAATTTAGAGAGGAGTGATACATAATGAAAGAAAATGATGAAACATTAAAAGTAATAGGAAAAAGATATATGTTATGGAATATTCAAAGACAAGTGTATGCATTAAAGCTAAAAGGTAGAACGGTAACAGAAGAATGGTTAATTGATATATTAGATAGTTTAGAAAAAATGCAATTAGTAGAAGAAGATAACTGGGACACTAAAAAATATATAGAAAGTGAAATAGAACAAGACATGATAAGAGAAAGTAAGATATTAAATAAGAGAATTAGGGAGCTGATTAAGTGAAAGAAAAAATAACTAAAAGAACAACTAAAGATAGCATTGAATATTTAGAATTGCAATGTATTGTCAATAATAGAATACATGATTATGTTGCAAAGTATCATAGCTATCCTAAATATATTAAATTACCTTTATGGATATTTGAATGTTTAAAACAAACAATGTGTGAAATAGATTTAAAGATAGATTATAAAACAGAAGAGTTTACATTCTTTAATTTGAGAGTTTGTAAAACTGTTAGTATAGAAAAAGCAGAAGAAATTGAGGTGTTTTAAGTGAAAAATCTTAAAGATAGCATAGAATATCTTAAAAAGATAAATAATTATGGAACAGATAAAGAACCATATTATCTTGAATATGAATTATCAGAAAGCCCAGTAAGTTTTGAATGGTATCAAGCAATATTAGAAAAAGTAAAAGAATATAAACCTAAAAGAGTAATAGATGTTGGAAGTAATTTAAATTTATTTGGCTATTTATTTGTAAATGCAGGAATTGATTATATAGGTATTGATATAAATATAGATGGTTGTAATCCAATAGAAACAGACCACATTAAATTTATAAGAGCAAATTATTATGATGTAAGAGAACAATTTAAAGACGATATAATTATTAGTTGCTTATGTGTGGGATATTTAATACCAGTTAAAGATATATTAGGTAAAATTTTAATTGTAAATTCAGATAATGGTAAAAGCGAAAAAGAATATAAATGCACTGCAAGAGAAATAAAATTAGAAAGAAAGGTGTTTTAAGTGAAAGAAAAAATAAGAGAATTAATGAAAGAGATTAATTTATTTGAAATTATTGTTGCATTTATAGAAGCGATTATTGGAACATGTTTAATAAAAGCGAATATAAGTATTTCATCAATGCTTTTAATATTAGCAGGATTTCATGTAGGAAAGCGGATTATATGGAGGTAAAGAATAAGCAATGAATAAAAATAGTATAGAAGAAGAAATAGAAATATTAGAAGAATTAAGAACACATGGGTATGCTATGTTATTAATGAAATATGAAGATAGAATTAAAACGAATAGAAAAATAGACCAAGCAATAGAACATATTTTATCAGATTACAAAAGAGTATTAAAAGAGAATGAGAGATACAAAAAAAGCGATTATGAAACAATATGTTTAGAGAATAATGAGTTAAGAGAAATAACAGACAGAATACAAAGTGAATACAAAGATTTGCTGAAAGATAATTTTAAATTAAAAAATGAATTAGAAACAAAACGAAAAGAATATCAAGAAACATATGAAGATATTAGAGAAGAACTTGGAGAATTAAAAAAAGAGAATGAAGAATTAAATAACAGATGTAGAAACTTGGATAAGGAAGCACAAGCATATCTTGAAGAATTAGCAGGAGATAATACATTAACTAGAAGAACCATAAAACAATTACAAGAAGAGAATGAAGAATGCAAATTAGATGTACAAGATTATTTAAAACAAGCTCAAGAAAATGCTGAAATGTATAGAAAAGCACAAAAGAAAATACAAGACTTAAAGGCAGAGAATGAAGAATTAAAAAACAAGTTAAATTTAAAACAATTTGATGTAAATATTGTTTATAACGACTATTTGGAAAAATTAGATGAATACGAGAGAAATACTATTCCAATTCAAAGAATAAAAGACATAATAGACAGAATTGATTACGATATAAAAAAGACCAAAGAAATAATATCAAAAAATACAAATATTTATGCAAGTTATCGAAAAAATGATTATCAAATAGTAAGATTAAAAGCAATGAACACAAAATCTTTAGATATAAAAAAGAGATTACAAGAATTATTAGATGGTAGCGACACAGATGTCGGTAGCATAGAAAGTGAGGAATAAATGAACGAGGAATTATTAAAATCATATGAAGAGTTAAAAAAAAATAGGAATATAATAGACAAAATAGAACCTGATTTTTTCTTTGAAATAGTGGATTGTTTATTAAAAGAGAATGAAGAATTAAAAAAAGATTACTATAATGTAATAAATAAAATAGAAAATAAAATAGATATATTGGATATAGCAATATCAGAATGCATATATTTAGACGAGGATGACGAAAAATACAAAAAAGCAGTTAAAAAAGACAAGCTATGCTTATTGAATCAAAAAAGAGCTTTACAAGAACTACTAGAAGAAGGTGATTTGGAGTAAATATGGTGAATATGAATAATTTAAGTGAAGAAGAAACAATAAAAAGTTTTAAATCATTAATGTATAATGCAAAAGCTAATTGGGATTACTTTAGTTATGAAATATTATTTAATTTTTTTAGTTTATATAATAATGCAATAGAAGAAAAAGATAAAATAATAGAACAAATGACTTATTATATTATGAATTTAGATATTGACGAAGATATATGCAAAAAAGTAAATTGTGACACAAATTCAGGAGAATTAGATTGCAAAGACTGTATCAAACAATATTTTGAAAATAGAGCAAAAGAAATCAAATAAAGGGGGGGTAATCTATGGGAACAGAAGATACAATAGAAATGGTAATAATTAAGAACGATACTGTAATAAAGAAGAAATTCAGTGTTATAGACGAAGACGAGGTAATAAGCTTTAATTTAGGAAATTTCTTTATAGCAGTGAAAAAAGAAGATATTAGAAAATTAATGTGAGGAGGTACAAAAGATGCAATACATAAAAGAAGATGTTGAAAAAATGTTAAAGGATCACTTAAAAAATCAAGCAAAACTGACGGAAATACAATTAAAAAAAGAAGAATACGAAAAAAGATTGGAATATGCTGGAACGGTATATGAGGAAACAGAAAACGAAATTATAGAAAATATGCAGTTAGCTGGACAAGCTTATGATAGCATACATAGTAATACAAACAAAGTATCAGATAAAGTGCTAAATACGGCAATGAATTACCATAAAGAAGAAAGACACATAAACAAAGAAGATAGGCAATTTTTACAAACCAAATTAGAAGAACTAAACAAATTGAAAGACGAGTTAGACAAAAAAATAGTAAGAGTTGAAAATATGATTAATCAACTATCAGCAGAAGAAAAGTTTGTTATAAAGATATATTATATGGAAAAATCTAAATGGGATTATGTATCACAACAATACTGCATGGAGTTCCAAAAACCAAAATCTATAAATCAATTATTAAATATAAGGGACACGGCAATAAAAAGTATGCTTGATGTACTAAATATAGGTGAATAATGAAAAATTGTGATAAAATTGTGATGAAATTTGGATGAAATTTGGTTTTGAAAGAGTTATAATTATAATAGAGAAAAAAAGATATAAACTTTTGCGGAGCTGAACATTTAATGTTTGGCTCTATTTTTCTATTAACGATACCTAGTAAAATGACAACTTAATTCAAAAAGTTTGGAGCTTTCCTGCTAAGAAATGCGTACCTAATAAGGTATATGGTGCAAGTCCATAGGTTGTCGCCAGGTTCTAGGTAGCCCCTAGATATGCGGAGTACAAAGTGGGGAAACCTTCGTTGAAAATAAAATTAAAATCCCCTACATGGCAGAGTAATTCAAACGGCTTTGAACACTGTCTTGAAAACAGTTGGAGCAGTAAAATGCTTGGGGCTCGACACCTCACTCTGTCGCCAAGTAAAATAGTATGTAATGATATAAAAAAGCAATGGGAGCAAAAGGTTGAGATATTAATTCCGACACAGGGAAGAGAAATATCAGAACTTCCAAGAGATTCGGCTCGTAAGCTAAAGGTTATAGGCTGTGTTGATACCAGAAATCCAAACGATACGAGGTAGCGCCTTGTATAATCCTATATCATTACATAGTGTTTTATACAAAGGAAGTGTTGTATATGAGAGGTAGTATAATAGCAAACTACATAGACAGTGAATATAGAAGAAGAAAATTTTATGAGAACAAGAAGAGACAAAAGTGTATTGTAGATGAGAAAAGACAATGCGACAAATGTAAATATTTAAATATATGTGAGGATAAAGATGAAATTTAAAATAAATAATACGGAATGGTTAATAGAAGAAGTAGATGAAGCCACAATAAATAACGAAATGAAAAGTGATGGAACATTAGGAGTAACAATATATAGAACTCAAACAATAATGCTACTAAAAGATCAAGCTAATATAATAAAGACATTGAAACATGAATTAACTCATGTTTGGCTATATGAATACGGACATAATCAAAACGACGATAAAACATTTAGTTATGAAGATGTATGCGAAGTAGTTGCAAGTATTAATGATTTTATAAATGAGGTAGTAAATAAATATTCAAAAATTGAAGAAGAAATAATTATACATGGAGTAGAGGGCACAATTATTAACAAAATCGTGAAAAGTATGTGAACAAAGACAAACAAGAGTAGGTGAGTGAGGTGGCAAAGTATGACTGGAAGCAGTTAGAAAAGGAATATATATTAAGTGATTATAAATCAGTAAGCAGTTTCTTGAAAGACAAAGGAATAAAATCGAGTGGAAGTACTAAAAAGAGTACAAAAGGATGGAAAGAAAAAAAGGTACTAAAAGAGGACAAAAAAAGTACTAAAGTAATAGAAAAGGTACTTGAAAAAGAATCAGAGAAAGAAGCTAATAAAATAATAAAAGTAAAAGATGTAGCAAACGATTTATTAAGTAAAATAGTACAAGCAAACAATGAACTTAATATGCATATAGCAAGAAATAAGAAAAAAACAAAAACAGTAGAATATGACTATAAATGTAATAAACCTAGCAAAGAAACAATAAATGAAGAGGAAGAAATAAAATCATACATAGATATCATTGATAGAAAAGGACTAAAAGAGCTTACATCAGCTTTGAAGGACCTAAATGATATATTAGACCCTAAAGAAGACGGCAACGATGAAGACAATTCATTTATAGAAGCGCTAAATGGAAAAACGGAGGACATTTGGAATGAAGAAGGGTAAAGCTAATTTCAAATGGAAACCAATGTCTAATAAGCAACTAAAAGTTTTTACTTGGTGGAATGATAATTCTCCAATGAAAGACAAAGATGGAATTATTGCAGATGGAGCCGTAAGAAGTGGCAAGACTGTTAGTATGGCACCAAGTTTTGTAATGTGGGCTATGGAAAAATATGATGAATGCGACTTTGCTATATGTGGTAAAACAATAGGTTCTTTAAACAGGAATGTTATTAACACGTTAAAAAAACAATTACATTCATTAAAATATAGATATGAATATAAAAGAAGTGAAAATTTATTAATAGTTAGTAAAAATGGAAAAACTAACTATTTTTATTTGTTTGGTGGAAAAGATGAAGCTAGTCAAGATTTGATACAAGGTATGACTTTAGCTGGAATATTCTTTGACGAAGTAGCATTGATGCCACAATCATTTGTTGAACAAGGTATAGCAAGATTAAGTATTGAAGGTGCTAAATTTTGGTTTAATTGTAATCCTAAAAGTCCAAATCATTGGTTTAAATTAGAATATATAGACAAGATACAAGAAAAAAATATACTATATCTACATTTTACAATGGACGATAATCTAACATTATCAGAAGCAGTAAAAGAAAGATATAAGAGAATGTTTGTAGGAGTGTTCTACAAGAGAAACATTTTAGGATTGTGGGTAACCGCGGAAGGTTCTATATATACGGTTTATAGTAATAATAAAGAAGCATATTATACTGATAATCCAGATTATGACTTCATTCAAATAGGAATAGATTTTGGTGGCAATTGTTCTGCACATACATTTGTTGCAAGTGGTTTAAAGAATGATTACTCAAAATTAACATCTTTAATGTCAGAAAGAATAGAAGCAACAGGCATGACACCTCAACAATTATATAATGAGTTAGATTTATTTATAGAAAGAGTACAAAATAAATATGGACAAGTCAGTGCAATGTATCCAGATAGTGCTGAACAAACACTGATAAATGGAATAAAAACTATGGTGTCAAGAAAATATCCGCACATAATCGTTAGAAACAGTATCAAAGAAGAGATAATAGACAGAGTAAGATGTACTACAAGTTTAATGGCTAGTTTTAGATATTTTATGACACACGATTGTAAAACGTTAGAATTAGCTTTTGAGAATGCAGTATATAGTGACAAGCCGAAAGAACAAGGAAAAGATGAGAGACTAGATGATGGTACATCTGATATAGACACATTAGATGCATTTGAATACAGTTGGGAAAGATATATAAGACAATATAGTAGAGTTGCATAGGAGGAACATAATGTTTGAAAGAATAATAAATTTTATTAAAGGAGCAATAAATAAAATGTTTAATACAACTGATATAGCAAAGGATTTTAATATAGATATATCAACAAGTAATGAGATATTATCAGCCATTGAAAAATGGTCTAATATTTATAATGGTAAAGCACCATGGCTTAATGAAGAAGTAAAATCATTACATGTTGCAAAGACAATATGCGAAAAGGTCGCAAAGGCTGTAACAATAGAATTTAAATCACAAGTAGATGATAAACAGATAGATAAGATATATCAAAGGTTTATTAAGAACATAAGAACTAATACAGAGTATGCTCTAGGAAAAGGTGGAATGTTTTTCAAACCATTCTATGCTAATGGAAAGATAAAAATAAGTTGTATTCAGGCTGACAAATTTATACCAACAAAATTTGATAGCACTGGCGAATTGCTAGGTGCTATTTTTATTGACCAAATTACAAAAGGAAAAGATGTTTATACTAGACTTGAATATCAAGAATTGAATGACACAGTATTAACAATTAAAAATAAGGCATATAAAACTACAATACATAACTCTAGTATATTAGGCACTCAAATCCTACTTTCACAAGTACCAGAATGGGCTAATATTCAAGAAGAGATACAAATAAATGATATTGATAGATTATTGGGTGGTTATTTCAAAATACCTATTGCAAATCCAGTTGATAATACAAGTCCTGTAGGTGTAGCTATTTTTGCAAATGCAATCGATACACTAGAAGAGATAGACAAACAATTTAGTAGAACTTTGTGGGAATATGAAGGCTCTGAACTTGCTATTGATGTAGATGAATTAATGCTAAAAAAAGATAAAGATGGAAACTCTATATATCCAAAAGGAAAAGAGAGATTATACAGAAAACTTGATATAGACGATAAAACAGATAAATGGAATGTATTTAGCCCAACTATAAGAGATACATCATTATTTAATGGATTAAATGAATTATTGAGACAATGTGAGAGTCAATGTGGACTAGCATTTGGTACTATTTCAAAAATAGAGAACGTTGAAAAAACAGCAACAGAAATTAAATCAAGTAAACAAGATTACTATGTAACTGTATCAGACATTCAAGGATCATTGCAAACAGCATTAGAGGATTTAATTTATAGCATAGATGTTTTGATGAGTTTATATGGAATAAAACATAAAGTCGGTGCTGATGTAAGCTTCGACTGGGATGATAGTATATTAGTTGATAGCGAAAAGAAACAGGCACAAGCATTAGTAGAAAAAAATGCTGGACTAATAGATGATATTGAATACTTTGTACAAACAAGGGACTATTCAGAAGAAGAAGCAACAGAGTATGTCAATAAAATGAGAGAACGAAGCAAAGAACAAATACCTAACGATGTACAAGAAGAATAGGAGTAATGAAATATGTCGGAGAATTTAAAAATTGAAATTGCAGTGTTAATAGAAAATATAATAACGCTAATAGTTTTTAGTATTTTAGCTATAATTTTTCAAAAATGGTGGATAGTCCTAATATCTGTTTTATTTTTTTCATACACTGAAAATAAAAAGGAAACAAAGAATGATAGAAGAAAAAATACAGAAAGCAATTAAGCCTATTATAAGTATATATTCTAAAATAGAACTAGAACTAATAGAGAAAATTGCAGAGCATTTTAATATAAATGAAGAATTTATTAACAGTGATTATTGGTATTTTGAAAAACTAAAAGAACTTGGAGGACTAAACAGTGAAACATTAAAACTATTAGAAGAATATACTGGAAAAACAAAAAAAGAATTAGCAAAAGCAATGAAAGATATAGGCGTAAGCTCTATACCTGTTGATCAATTAAATATAGCAACACAAAAAAATGCTTTATTAAATCCAGAAACAATAATAAATAGTACAAATATACAAAATATAATACAATATAGTTATGATGAAATACAAAAATCTTTCTTAAATTTAAACAAAAATATACAAGAACAAGTAAGGAAAACTTATACAGATATAATAACAGAAACATACATAAAAACAAATGCAGGTGTTTGTAGTTATCAGGAGGCAATATTAGACAGTTTAGACAAGTTAGGGGACAAAGGTATATCAATACTTGCTTATCAAAATAAAAACGGTTTAGTGAGGAATTATGATGTTGTAGGAACAGTAAGAAGAGATTTATTAGTAGCAACAAGAGGACTAGCAGGAAAAGTAAATGAAGAAGTAATAAAAGAAAGTGGAAATCATGTAATAAGAGTAACAAATCACTTTGGAGCTAGAACTGGAGATGGAGGAGAAGATTATACAAATCATGCTTGGTGGCAAGAATTACAATTCTTCTGTTGGAACTACGATGGAAAGGCCACAGAGGAAGAAAAGAAGCTCCCAGACTTTATGAAACATTGTAATTATGGAGATGTACGAGGAATAGTAGGTATTAACTGTAAGCACTTATTTACTGTTTGGTATGGCTCAACTAAAAAAGAAGATTTGGAATTTACCTATGATGAGAATAAAGAACAATATGAGAAAACACAACAACAAAGATATTTGGAAAATGGTGTTCGTAAATGGAAAAGAAAACAAGTAATTGCTAATAAAGTAGAAGATGAAGAAGGCTATAAAAAATCGAGTATAAAAGCTAAAGAATGGCAAGACAGATTAAATACATTTACAGAAGAAAACAAATTAAAGAGAGATTATACAAGGGAATATATAAAAGGATATAAAAATGTGACAATAAAAGAAAAAAATGATATAATATTATTACCAAATTATCAAGAAGCCATAATACCAGAAGAAAAATTTACTGAGTATGCATTAAATCCATTAAAAGATAAAAATAAGGCAGAAGCATTTGAAAAAGCACTAGGATATAACTTAAGCAATTCAAATAAATTGATAGAGAATATAAGAACTAATATAAATAAGTTTAATGCAACAGAAAAGCCAGATTTGGGATATGGTACAAGATACGAAATTATAATGAATTTGACAGGAGAAAACGGTAAGAATGCAAATGTAAAAACAGCTTGGATAATAGATAAAGATACGAAAAAGACTAAGATGACAAGTGCATATGTAACAAGTAAAAAGTGGAAAGAAGGTAATAATGATGAAAATAAAAATGTTTGATATTGTGATATTAAAAGATGGTAGAAAAGCAACAATAGTGGAAATATATGAGCAAGGAAAAGCGTATGAAGCTGATATATTAGTAGACGATACAGGAGAATATCCAGAATATGAAACAGAGACTATAAGACAAGATGAAATAAAAGAGGTGATAAAGTAATGAAATATAAAATAGGAGACAAAGTAGAATTAACAAACGGTTGTATTGTAGTTATAACTGACATACAAGGAAGTATAGGAGGCGAACAATGCTATATAGCAGGAATATCTCCGATACCAGAAGAAAAGATAATAAGAAAAATAGAAGATTAATATAGATATTTGAGGTGGCGGAATAGGTAGACGCTAAGTGCGATAGAAATATCCGAGTCGAATAAAATACAGGGGTAACCGTTATCAGAAGTGGCGTAGGAGTGTACACTGGCACTCTATGTTAGGTGCAAATCCTAACCCTCAACAATAATTAAATAGTTAAATCATAGGAGTTCAAAAAATGGACTTCTATTTTTTATACAAAAATTCGACTGTATGCAGGTCGTGAACAAGTGCATAACTACATCGTGAACGAAAAACACGTAAAAGTTCGTAGTAGGAGAAAGGAAACATTATGAAAAGAAAATTTTTAGAAGATTTAGGAATCGAAACTGATGCAATCGAAAAAATAATGATTGATTCAGGAAAAGACACAACAGCGTTAAAGGCTAAAATAGATGAATTAACAGAACAACTAAATGTTAAGGATACTATTATTTCAGAAAAGAATAACAAAATAGCTGAACTTGAAAAAGTGGACGTCGAAGCTATTAAAAAATCTGAGTACGAGAGAGGAAAAACAGAAGGTTCTAAAGAAATCGAAGATTTCAAAAAGCAAAATGCTTTAGACAAAGCTTTATCTAAGTATAAAGCAAAAGACACTGGTATTTTAAGTAAAATGCTAGATATGGAAAAGGTTAAATACAATGACAAATTTGAAATCGTGGAAGGATTAGAGGAACAAATAAACTCTATTAAAGAAAGCCACGATTATTTATTTGACAGTGATAACCCTTTACCAACATTTACAGGTAGTATTAAACAACCTGGTAAAACACAAATAACAAAAGAGATATTCAATAAAATGGGATATCAAGACAGAGTGAAGTTATACAACGAAAACAAAGAGTTGTATGACCAATTAAAAAATTAAGAAGGAAAGAGGTAATTTAATATGGCAAGTGAAGTAACAAAAATGAACGACATGATTAACCCAGAGGTAATGGGGGATATGTTAGATGCCAAAATAGAGGCACAACTAAAATTAACACCTTATGCAAAAGTAGATACAACTTTACAAGGTGTACCAGGAGATACTAAAACAGTACCAAGCTGGAACTACATAGGAGATGCAGAAGATATAGCGGAAGGAGAAGAAGTTGATACAACAAAAATGACAGCAAGTAAATCAACATTTACTATTAAAAAAGCTATGAAATCTGTATCAATAACACAAGAATCAATTAACTCAGGATTAGGAAATCCAGTAGGACAAGCTGAAAGTCAATTAGCAAAATCAATTGCAGGAAAAGTTGATAATGATGTTTTAGCAGAAGCTTATAAAGCAAAAATGTCATCAGGAGACGGAACATCTCAAATAAGCTACAGTGGTTTAGTAGATGCTTCAACAAAATTTGAAGATGAAGAAGATGGAATTGAAAAAGTATTATTCATTCATCCAGCACAAGAAGGTACTTTGCTAAAAGATAGTAATTTTATATCTGCAGACAAATACGAACCAGGTGTAATGGTAAAAGGTGCTATTGGTAAAGTTGCAGGTTGTCAAGTAAAGAAATCTAAGAAAGTAAGACTAGTAACTTACGCAAAAGATGAAAATGGAACTGTAACAATATCAGCTGATAATTTAGCAGAATATCAAGCTAAAGTTGACCCAACTGTAGAATTAAAAACAGGGGATAAAGTAAAAGCATTAGCTGCAGCATCACAATTCTATGTATGCCCAGTAATCAAAATGGAAGCTGATAGTGAAGATACTGAGTATACAGAAGATGAATTACCAGCTATAACAATATTCTTAAAGAAAGATACATCTTTAGATCATGAATGGTTTCCAAAAAAACAAATTCATGATTTAACTGCATCGAGATATTATGGTGTAGCATTAACAAATGGTGCTAAAGTTGTTTTAGCTAAATTCAAAAAATAGGAGTTGAAAGGGCATGACAAATTATACCGATTATGATTTTTATAAAAACACATATAAGGGCAACATGTCCGAAAATGATTTTAATAAGTTAGTAATAAGAGCAAGTACAGAAGTGCGAAAAAACATCTTTGATAGAGATATAACAAACTACAAAGAAGATGTACAAATGGTAACTTGCTCTGTTACTGATATATTGTTAAAAATCGAACAATTAGAAGCAAGAAAAGACAAGTTAGTAAGTAGCAATGCAATTGATAAAATTGTTTCTAGCGAAAGTGTAGGCGATTTATCGAGAACATTTGCTAATACTACTAACTTAACTGACTTGGAAAAAGAAATTTCTAACCAAAAAAATAAAATACTAGAAGAAATTAGATTATACCTATTGCATACAGGCTTATTATATAGAGGTGTTTAATATGGAAGATATGTTCGATAAAGATATAACAGTAATAAATCAATACATAGATGAGAACCATAAAAAAGCATATAAAATAAGCTATGTAAAAGGATTTTGGGGTTCTAATGATGGAATATCTATAAATGGAACACAGCTAACCAAAAGCGATGGTTTGTCTGCAAGAATACTAATGAACGATAACAGAAATGAAGAATATCAAAAGCCAGAAGACTTTAGAAAAAAGCAAAAAACGTGGACGTTACAAAACGACGATTATCTAGTAAAAGGAAAGGTAGTAGACTTCACTACCATAACCGGATTGTTAGAGAATTATCGAGAAGTAATAAAAATTACGAATATTGCTACTAAGGACTACGGTTCGGAAGATATGTGGCATTTTGCTATAACAGGCGCATAAAATGAAGGTTGATTACATGGTAGCTTTTAGCGGTATTCAAAAGCAACAAATTATTGACAAATATGGTCTTGATGGTGGAAGAACGCAGAAAATTATCGATAGTAGTTTTATGGGATATGTTGATAAATATATGCCACAAGATAGTAATCAAATGATAACAAGTATGTATGATTCCACTAAAGTTGGAAGTGGAGAAATTAATATAAACACACCCTATGCTCATTATCAGCATGAGGGTGTTTTATATGTTGATCCTAAATACAAAAAAGGTGCTTTTCATGAGCCTATAAGTGGCAGGTATTGGAGTCGACCTAATATTAAGAAGGTTCCAAGTGGTAAAAAATTAAATTATCATGGAGGAGCTCTAAGAGGAGACCATTTTGTAGAAAGAATGTTAGCAGACCATTTTGAAGATATATTAAATGCAGGTCAAAAGGAGATAGATAAATAATGGCAGAAGAAAAAGCAATGATTGAAAAAGTAAGAGATTATATGGCTAAATGCCCACATTTGGATAAATATGCAGAGTTAAATGTAGAATATTTAATAGATAAGGTTAAAGCATATTCTATAAATGAAAATGCAGGTTATAATCCAATATTACATTCGTTTTTAAAAGGTTCAGAAAGACAGTTTTTGTTTACTTTTGATAGTAAATTACATTGGAACGAAGATATACAAAACAATATAGATAATTCTAAAACTTTTGAAGATATTAGAGATTGGTTAGAAAATAACAAAAAGGAAAAAAAGTTTCCAGACATACATGGAGTGTATGACATTGGTGCGACTACAAATGGCTATATATTTGCTACTAATGCAAATGAAGCAATTTATCGTATCCAATGTTTTTTATATTATTTTAAGGAGGAATAAAAGTGGCAAATTTAGTAAAGATAAATAGAGATGAATTAGTTGAATTTTTAAATACAAAGCCAAAAGAGCAGACAGCAAATTGGGCATTGATTGGTATAGGAATAACCGATAAATCTACAGACTATAATGCTGAAAAAACGGAAGAAAAATGGATTATACATAGAAATAAAAATGTAACTGTAGATGGTTATGGACTAACATCAGGAATAGAACAAACATGTTATAAAGGTGATGAAGTATTTGAATTTATAGACAATATAAGATATAGATTATTGACTGGTTCAGATGTTGAAACAACTTTATTAGAGATAGATAAATATAGTGTTGATGAAACTGGAAGCACACCAAAATACAGAGCAAGATTATGGACAGTTTCAATAGAAATAGGTTCTAACGGTGGAGATAGTGCAAAAATAAATTATACGATAAATTATACAGGAGACCCAACATTTGGTACAGTTACGTTCGCAGACGGAGTTCCAACATTTACGAAAGAAACGACGGAGGAATTAAGTTAAAAAAATAAAATAATCGCATAATTCGACAAATTTTGCAACTACAATATATTATAATCTTTTTATAACAAAATAAAAGAAGGAATATTTGTGGAAGAAAAGAAAAAAAGCGGATTAGCAACAGCCGGACTAATACTAGGAATTATAGGAATTTGTACATCATTTATACCTATAATAAACAACATATCATTTGTTTTAGGATTAATAGGAGCAATAATGGGAATAATTGCATTAATTAAAAAAACGGGCAAAAACCAAGCAATAGCTGGAATAATTTTATGCATTCTTGCTGTAATTATAACTGTAAATTCTCAAAAAGCCTTGACAGACACTTTAAATGAGGTTAGCACCAATTTAGATAAGGCAACAGGTTCAAGTACAGAAGAAGTTTTGAAAAATGATGTAAATGTTGAATTAGGTAATTTTGAAGTTACAGAAGATAATTATGGTTTAGTTAATACCAAACTTACTGTAAAAGTCACAAACAAAACCGGAGAGAAAAAATCTTTTAATTTACACATAGAGGCTGTTGATGCATCAGGTGCAAGAATCGATGAAGATTATGTTTATGCAAATGGTTTGGCTAGTGGACAAAGCCAAAACTTTGATATATTTGCATTTGTATCATCAGATAAGATAGATGCAATGAAAAATGCTACATTTAAAATTGTAGAAGCATCTGTATATTAAAATCAATAAACAGAATAAAACACCTGCATTTAAATCATATTGCAGGTGTTTTTATTATAGGAGGAAATATGGAAAACTATATAAAGATTAAACCTAAAAAGGATATTTTAAAATTAGGTATAATGGATGGGAATGGAAATGTCATAAAAGACAACAAAGGAAATGAAGTGTGTCTTGAATTTGATTTGGCAGATATAGATTTACCAATAAAATACAATAAATGTGTTACAATGGTAAATGAAGCTAAAAAAGAGTTGAAAATGCAAATAATGATTATCGACAAAAAACAAGACCATAAGGGAAAAGGCTACTTAACATCTAACGAAGAGGAAAAAGTAAGAGCAGTTAAAAATTTTTATAAAAAAATGGAAACAGCGATGGATTTATTTCTAGGAGATGGAGGGACAAAAAAATATTTAAATGGTAGAAATCCATACTACGAAATGTTTGACGATATAAGTGAATCATTACAGCCTTACGAAAATAAATTTAAATTAACAATAACAGATATGACAAACAGAATTAAAAAGAAATATAGTGTAACAGAAAACGATGTGTTGACAGATGAATAACTATATCAAATATGCATTAGTCAATAATAAAAAATACAAAATAAATACGGATTTTAGGGTAGCATTAAAATGCAATGAAGTTTCTGAAAGTGATATTTCGGAAGAAGAAAGAGCGTTAGCAATAATATATCTGCTATTTGGCGATGATGGATTGAATAATCCAGATGATTGGCAGAAATTGCTTAGAGTTGCTGTAAAATATTTAAATATAAATAAAGAAAATAACAACGGAGATAAAGAAGTTAATATGTCCTTTGATGAAGATTGGGGATATATACAAGCTTCTTTTTTTAGTGATTACAATATAGATTTGTCAAAAACAAAAATGCACTGGTGGCAATTCTTTGACTTGCTTTGTGGATTAACTGAAAAGTGTGTTTTTAACAGAGTAAGATTTGTTAGAGATTTTGATATAAGCCAGATAAAAGACAGTAAAGAAAGAGAAAGATGGATTGAACAAAAAAATCAAGTTGCATTGAAAAACAGAAAGGTAAATAAAACACCAGAACAGATAAGGCTAGATAAATTATTCGAGGAACAATTAAAAGGTGGGTGATATTATTGGATGGTTACCTAAAAATAAAAACTAAAATAGATAATAAAGATGTAGACAAAGGAATAACAGAATTAGAAAATAAAATAAAAAAATTACAAGAAGATAATTCGAAATCCAGCAAAGAACAGAATTTGTTGCAAAAAGAACTAGATAATTATCAAGAGTTACAGGCAAGCGCAGATAGATATAAACAGAAAATAAAAGAACTAAATGAAGAAAAAAATTTAATGTTTAAAAATAGTCCTGCTCTTGCAGTTTCTGTTGATACTCCAGAATATGCAAACATAAAATCACAGATTTCAGATATGCAATTAAAGTATTCGCAAGCCACAGCTGAAATAGATAAACAAGGACCAAAAATAGAAAAGGTTTGTGCAAAGCTAGATAAAGTTAAATTAAAACAAACAGAAAATAATGCAAAAATACAACAATTTAAAGATAAAATAGAAGCAATAAAGACAAATAATATAAAAAATTCTATTGACGGAATAGGAAAAAGTATAACCGGACAAATTTCTAAAATTGGGAAAATGACTATGGCTATTGTTGGGATTAGAACTGCTTGGAGTGCAGTAAGAAGAGCAGTTAGTCTAGTTAGTCAATACAATCCACAGATAGCAACAGATTTGCAATATATGGGCTATTGCATAGCAAATCTTGTAGCACCAGCAGTTCAATGGCTCACTAGACTGTTATATACAGCCTTAAGTTATATAAATGCAATAATGCAAGCTTGGTTTGGGGTTAATATATTTGCTAATTCTAGTGCAAAGGCATTTAAGAAGATGCAAAACAGCGCGAGTGGAACAGCTAAAGCTACAAAAGAGATTCAAAAGTCATTACAGGGATTTGATGAAATGAATATAATGCAAGACAATTCAGGAAATACAGGAGGAGGAACAGGAGTAAGTACTCCAAGCATGGATTTAAGTAATATGCAAGGGGAGGTACCTACTTGGCTACAATGGATTATCGATAATAAAGATTTAATTTTAGCTGTATTAGCAGGAATAACAGCAGGATTAATATCTATAAAGATATTTGGATTAGATCCGATTATGGCATCAGGAATAGTACTGTTAATAAGCGGAATAGTATATGCAGTACAGAATTTGATAAAATACTTAAAAGACCCTACTTGGGAAAGCTTTGGTGGCATTATTCAAGGTGTAGGTGTTGCAATAATGGGGTTAGCTGTACTGATAGGTAGTGTACCATTAGCAGTGGCAGGCGCAATAGTCCTAATTGTTGGAACAATAACAAAATATTGGGAACAGATAAAAGGATTCTTCCAAAGTGGAATTGACTGGCTAGTAAGCAAAAGTGATTGGATTCACGAAATTTTTGGAGATACTATTGGAAATATTTATGATATGTTTGTTAATAATTTACAAAATTTATTAAACTCATTTGATAGTATTTTCAAAATGGTAAGAGGAATATTTGACGGATTTATAATGTTTATTAAAGGTGTGTTTACTGGAAACTGGAAAATGGCTTGGGAAGGAATAAAGAAGATTTTCATGAGTATCTGTGAAGGAATAAAAGGAGTGTTCTTTTCTGTTTGGAACAATATAAAAAATGTTGTAGCAACAGTTGGAAAGACTGTAGGCAATATAATAGTTAACACATTTAAGGCAGTAGTAAACGGGGTTTTAAGTGCAATAGAGAACATACTAAACTCTCCAATTAACTCAATTAATGGTTTGATAGGAGTAATAAATGAAGTGCCAGGAATTAATCTTGGTTACTTAAGGACATTTAATCTTCCAAGGCTTGCCAAGGGAGGCGTAATATCACAACCTACACAAGCAATTATAGGAGAAGCGGGAAAAGAAGCAGTTGTACCTCTTGAAAACAATATGGAATGGCTAGATATGTTAGCAGATAAATTAGCATCAAAAATTGGAACTTCTGGAGGCTCATATATAATTAATTTGGATGGAAGAGTAATACAAAGAGGGCAAGCAAAGAGAAAACAAGAATTAGCATTTGCTATGAATGGGAGGTAATTATGCTAATAAACAAAGAAAGTTTAATAATAGATGGCGTGAAAATGGCGCAATATATAATAGAAGCTAAATTTGGTTATCATAAAATATGGGGGAAAGACACAGGAAGAGCTTTATCTGGAGACAACTCTGGAACCTTAAAAGGTATATATCCCAAAATAACAATGACATTTAGAAAATTAAATGATGAAGAGGTAGGAATAATCCTATCTCTTTTTAACAAAGCGGAAAACAAAGTAACATTTTATAATCCAGACTTAGGAAAGAACATAGTTAATATGTCGTGCTACTCAAATGACCAAGAATATAGTCAAAAATATTTAGGAAAGATAAAAGGGTATAGTAGCGCAGTAATATCAAATAAGAAAAGGGAGTTCTATGAATGATAAATGTAAATGATGATTTTAAAATAGATATACGAACCCATGGTAGGCAATTTGATGTACAACTAAAGGCAAATAATATAGATATTGATAATGACAATTTAAATTATTTAAAACCCGCATTCAATACAACATTGTTTAAAACAGTAATGCACCAAATTGAAATTGATTCAAAACTATATATGCCAGCAGATACTAAAATAACTGGAAAAATCGGGGTAAAAGTAAATAAAAAAACTTATAACTATATAGATTTGAATACTTACTATGTTAAAAGCTGTGAGAGGCAAGAAGATACCAATTCATATAGAATTTTAGCTTATACTAAAATGCAAGAGGCAATGGTAGATAACGAGTTAGAACTTACTGCAAAATTAACAGTAAGGAATTACTTGTTAGCTGTTTGCCAGAAACTAAATTGGAATACTGACAATATACCAGAGTCTTTTATAAATTCCAATAAATTAATAGATCCAACATTACATATAGGAATAAAATATACTTATAGAGACATATTAGACGAAATTACTACAATAACTTGTAGTTTTTTATTATTTAAAGGAGAAAATTTATATCTAATTTATCCAACAGAAACTAATCAAAATATAGATGAAAGTTATTTAGATGAAGATAATATTACAATCGGAGAAAAATACATAATAAATTCTTTAGTGTTCAGTAGAGCAGAGGAAAGCGACAACATATTTAGAAAAGATGACACAAGCATTGCTACTAATGGACTACATGAATATAGAATATCTGATTGTCAGCTATTAAGTACAAATGATAGGTCTGATTACATAGATGAAATGTTTAATTACTTAAAAACATTAAGTTTTTACATCTTTGATGTGCAAAGCAAGGGAATTTTATTCTTGGAAGCTTGCGACATATTTAATTTTGTATTGAATGAAGTAACCTACAAAACAATTCTATTAAATAATGAGATAGAGTTGGACGATGGATTGGCAGAAAAATTGTATACTGATGAACCAGAAGAAACCGAAACAGAATATAAATATGCGGATAGTACGGACAAGAGAATAAATAAAGCTTATATCCTGGTTGATAAACAAAATAAAAGAATAACTCAACTAACCAAAGAAACCACAGAGAACACACAAAAGATAACTAAAGTAGAGCAAGACGTAAATGGAATAACCAGTAAAGTATCATCAGTAGAGCAATCAGTAGAAAACATAACAAAAATAGAAGGTACAGCAGAAGGAAAGAACATATATATAGATGATGCATCTGCGGAACCATTAATAGATATAATGCTAGAGGGCGAAAGCCAACAGGCAACGAGGAGTGGGAAGAACTTACTTGATAATACTGCGACGACAAAAATATCAAACGGAATAACATTTACTGTGAATAGCGATAAAACAGTAAATGTTAATGGTACAAATGATACCTCTGCTAACAGCAGTTTGATTATCAATAGATATGATTTAAGCCCAGGAACATATATTCTAAACGGCTGTCCGAGTGGTGGTGCTAGTAATACTTATAGATTAGCTATCCAAGAGACAGGTAGTTACAGTGTTTTAGGTTCTATAGATATTGGCAATGGCAGTGGAGAATTTACAATAGATACTACAACAAGCGTTCAAATAGCTATATTTATTCAGAAAGGCTTAACGATAAATAATTTATTATTTAAACCAATGTTACGAGAAGCAACAATAGCTGATGACACATATGAACAATACGGAGCAAGCCCCAGCACAGATTATCTAAGCGAAATAGAGAATTTGGAGGGAGAAAATATTTGTCCTTCTTTGAATACAACAAGAACAATAAATGGAGTAACGTTTACAAAGAACAAAGACGGTTCAATAACAATGAATGGAACTGCAACAGCAGAAATAACGTACCCAATTAACGTAAATACTACTACGAATACAAGGACAGTATTGTTGAAAGCAAATTCAAAATACAGAATGTTATCAAGTTATGAGAGCGGAAAATATACAACACAGGTATTCTATTTAAAAAATAATATTACGACATATTCTTCTTCTTTGATAGAAACAGTAGAAGAAACAAAAGCTGGTATGTATATTAGAGTATATAAAAATGCGGTATTAGAGAATGTAACAATATATCCACAAATTACAAAAGGCGAAGAAGATAAACCGTATGTGCCATATAATTCTCTAGAGATAAAAGATGTAAGAGAGAATTTATTAGATGTTACAGCAAAAACAACTACAGCACAAGGGTTAACATTTACAGTAAATGAAAATAAATCAATTACTATAAATGGAACTAATACTAGCACTAAAACTTACTATTTTAGAATAGCCAATAATTTTGTATTACCTGCAGGGGATTATACTTTAAGCAATAAAAATGCAAACGCAAGTGTTAATGGATTTCTTTTTTATGATGACGGGAATATTTTTCCAAAAACAAATATAAGTAATGCAACATTTGCAGAAGATACAACAATAAAACCATATATAAGAATAGTCGCAGGTGTAACAATAAATAATCAAACTATTTATCCAATGATAATAAAAGGAACATATACAGAAGAAACAATTCCAGTATACAAACCATACCAAGAACAAACAGAATACTTCCCTCTATCAGAAGGGCAAAAGCTATACAAAAACTCTTATCTGGCAAATGACGGAATACATCACGTAAGGAAGCAGTATACTTTTACAGGAAATGAAGAGATTGTATTAAGTAATAGACAATACGAAAATTGTGCATCTTTCTACTTTAATAATCAAAATCTTATCAACAAACAAAATAATTATATAACTAAAGAAATGTGTAGCCATTTTGCCTATGATAGTCTAGCATATAATGAAAATAGAGATGTAGAATGCATTACAGATAATACTGGTATTCCTCATCGATTAATAATATTTCAAATCTTAAAAACTAGATTGACTTCAATTGATACAACAGGTTTTAAAGCGTACTTATCAGAACAATACGCAAATGGAACACCAGTAATTGTCGAATACGAGCTAGCCGAAGAAGAAATAGTACCTTATACAGAAGAACAAAAAGCAGCGTGGGAGAAATTAAGGCATTTTACATTATTTAAAGGTATTAATAATATAACAAGTACAGCAAATGCGAAAATCACATATGTTAGAGATAATGGGTTAAGCGACACATACGAAACCAAACGAAACGTAAAAGAAAATCACTACACAAAAAGTGAAACAGACTCGCAAATAAGTCAAACAGCAGACTCTATCAAAGAGTCAGTCAAAGAAATAAACGAACAAACACAAGAAAAGCTTGCAACATTGGAGCTAGCCAATCAAAGTTTAGAATTTGCAACTAAAAGAGTAGGTGGAAACAATCTAATCAGAAATAGTGCAATGATTAATGATAATAATTTCTGGCTAGCACACGCTAAATATCCATATCAAGAGTCAGATACACCACCTGACAGTCCTACTGAAGGAGCATACTGGTATTGTACTGCCAATAGTGGAAGTTACATAGAAAATCAAATGTATGTGTACAACAGTGGTTGGCAAGTATCAGAACTGTCAAGAAAATCATTGTTAAGTGCTCAAAACTACTTCGCTTATACAACTTCTAACGAATATTGGGCAAACGGCAAAAGTGCTAATGAAAATACACTGAGTGGACGAGTTATTAAGCTTGATGGAAGACAAGACTATACGGTATCACATATATTCAATATTACAGAACCTATTACATTAAATCAAAATGAAAACAAAATGGCAATATCACACTTTATAAAAAACAGTATAGTACAAGGAAATGTCTGCGTAGGACTAATGTTCCTTAATGAGGCAGATTTTACAGAGGTGGAAAAGCCCTACTCATTATATGAGCCTGGTATTATACTGACACCAGATGATTTAAAAGATCTAACTAAAATAGAGCAAATAATCGAAATACCTAAGAAATCAGATTTTATTCCTGTAGTTGTAAGTAACACAGCACCTACAGATACAACCAAGAATTGGTTAGACGCAACAATATACTTACCTAAAAAATACAACTCTCAAACATCACAGTGGGAAATATTAGATACAAAAATGTCATTATATAACGAGAGTTCAAGAGAAGTTTGGACTTATAGATATTTCTACGGATTCTATTATCAAACGCCAATAATATACGATACAGCAGAAATCAAGAGTTGTTATGTGGCATTAACGTTTTATCCTGCATTCGCAGTTTATACAGGAAATGTAGAGCCTACACCTTACAAAGGGCTATATTGGAATAATAAAACAACAAATTTAGTTAAGAGAGCAAAATATAATGATACTACTTTTGTAGAGTGGGAAACACTTGATATTCCAAGTAGTTTATTACCAACTGGTGCTAGTTTAGGTGTTGAACTATTTGATTATATAGTACCAATAAAGGGATTCGTTGAAATTGCTGATTTAAAGCTTGAATATAACACTATGTGTACTCAGTGGACTCAATTTCCTGGGGAAGTTTATGGCAAGAATTATAAAATGGACGAAAAAGGATTTTGGATTCAAGCAAATCAAAATACTATGTTTATAGATGAGGACGAAATCCTAGCAACATATAAAGGAATAAATATATTTCAAATTAATAAGGATTTAGCATATTTTTACAAAATACAAGCAACAGAGAGTATAGAAGTAGGAAACTATTTCTTGAAAACTCAACAAATTAATTCAAAAAATATGCTGTTACTTTATTAGGAAGGAGAGCATATGGCAATATCAAGTAATATATCAATAACACAAAACTCACAGAATATAGCAAACAATAAAAGTAATATAACTGTTAGAGTACAAGTAACAACAACAGGAGAATCATATAACGGATACTCTAAGCCAGGTACTTGTACAATAGACGGAACATCATATAATTTTAGTCATAATATACCTTACCAAGCAACTACAACAATCTTTGAAAAGACATTAGACGTGGCGCACGACAGCAACGGAGAGAAAACCGTTTATGCTAGCTTCTCGTTTCAAACAGGTATATCAGCAGGAACAATAACTGGGTCAACGTCCAAAAAATTAACAACAATTCCTAGAACTTCCGAAGTAAGTTTAAGTAAAAAGAATTTTAATGTTGGCGAAACTATAACAATATATACTAACCGAAAAAGTGCTAGTTTCACGCATACAGCAGTTATCAAATTCAATGGACAGACAGTTAGAACACAAACAGGGATAGATGCTTCATATAGTTGGAATACGAATGAATTATTTGCTAAAATTCCAAATCAAAATCAGGCTAATGGTACAGTGGAACTTACAACTTATAGTGGTGGTACTAGAATAGGAACAAGTACAGTTAATTTTACAGGCTATGTAGTAAATAGCGACCCAGTATTTAATAATTTTGATTGCGAAGATACAAACATAGTGACTAAAACTTTAACTGGAAGTAATCAAAAGTACATAAGAAAATATAGCAATCTAAAAGTAACAATAACAAGTGCAAATAAGATGACAACCAAAAACAGCGCTACACCTAAATATTACAATATTGTGGTTGGCAACAAAACCGAAAAATTAGATTATTCAACATCAGAAATTTCAAAAACTATAAATAATATAGACGACAATACAGTAACAGTTTTTGCCGTTGATAGCAGAGGAAACCAAAAAGACAAAACAAAATCATTAGATATTGTTGAATATTCTGAAACTGTTTTACAGACTGTTAAGATTGAAAGAAAAGAAGGTGTAGGGGAAACAGTCTTAATAAGTTTGTCTGGCAAATATGCAAATATTAATTTTGGAGCCAAAACCAACACAGTCAAAAGCATTCAATTTCGAAAAAAGAGCAAGACAGAGATCGAATTTGGAAGTTGGGTTGAAATAAAGCAATTGGTTACAATAAACACTGAAAACGGCACATTTAGCTGTGACTCAAAAGAAATTACAGGACAAACCTTCACTTTAGGTGTAGAGTATGACATAGAAGTTCAGGTTAAAGATGAATTGAGTTCAGACACAGAACCAGTATCTCTTAATAGTGGAAAAGTGCTACTTTCAGCACTAAAGAATAAAGGAATTTGTGTTGGGGGAATTTATAACGAAAATTTAGGAGGACCATTACAACTAAACAACAAGGACGTTATAAATTGGATAAATGGTAAGCAGGATAAACAAAAACATATTCTAAAAGCTATTCTTGATACTGATAATACAACGATAACATCTTCTAAAGACTACGACTCTGTATTAGTACCTCTAAAACAATACATTAAGATGGGAAACAAATTAAGTTTTAGTAATGGAAAAATTGTTATTGGTTCGGGTGTAAATTATATTAGAATATCTGCTCAAGTTATGATGTCATATATTCCAAGTTCTTTAAGAATAATGGGATTAGCAGTTTATATAACGAATAGTCAAGTTTATACAAATTATGGAATCAGAACTTCATCGGATTTTCTAACATATAATGCACCAGGAATGATATTCCCTGCTAAAGCAGGAGACACAGTATCAGTTTTCATATATATTGAACCATCAGGAACAACTGTCAAACTAAGAAAATACTCACAAAGCACTTTCCTACAAGTTGAAGTAATAGAGTAGGAGGTGAGAAGATGCAAGATAATATAATAATGTTATTTCTAGGTTTTATTACAACTATGATTCCGATATTTACGGTAATTGTAAAACTAAACAATACAATAACAAAATTAAATGTTACAATTCAGGTTCTATCGGACCAAATGCATAAAGGCCAAGAAGATAGAACCAAGATACATAATCAGCTTAATAACCACGAAACAAGAATATCAATTTTGGAAAATGAAAGGAGGGAAAGATAAATGGATTTATCAGTATTAACACAATATTTAAGTGTAGTAGTTGTTGGAATATGCCTTTGTGTAGGTTTTGTTATAAAAAATAGTCTTGATTTTATTCCAAACAAGTACATACCATTAATCATGCTAATATTAGGTTTAGCAATTAATGTATTAATGAACCTAAATGGGATAAATGCAGAAGTAATACTAACGGGAATGTTTAGTGGACTAGCTTCTACAGGTCTATACGAAATGTTTAAAAATTTAATATACAAGGAGGGAAAATAATGGAGATAATAGAAAATAATTTTGAGTTTGGTGCAATGGATATAAGAAATACAACAGAGCAAATCGTGTGTCATCACAGTGGAGTAACTGTTTTACAAAGTGTAGAGGTAATACATAATTATCATAAAAATACAAAAGGTTGGGCAGGAATTGGGTATCATTTTTATGTTAGAAAAGACGGTTCTATATATAGAGGACGTCCAGAGAATACAGTAGGT